TGGTGCTGCCCTCATAAGATAATGGAAGTGCCGTTAAGTTTGTTGGGAATGCATCAATAAATTGATATGTTAAAGTAGTGTGATCTTTAAATCCACCACCATCTTTTATGTTTGGGTCATTTACCATATCTCTTTCAAATTTTGTAATTCCAATAACCTTTTTATATGTTTTTGGATATTTAAACCTAAAATAACTATTACTATCTAAAAACCGTACTTGTCCTGCAGAACTTGGTTTTACTACTCCCTGATCGTCATAAATTGGATCAATAAAATTCATCCATTCTTCAAACAAACGAATTAGATTATATTCTTTATCTACATAGAAAGTTAAATTAAAATCAGAAAATATTCTGCGATTTGGAAATCTTTCTATAACTCCTTGACGACTTCCATATTCTTCTCCCATATCAAATGTAGATCCAGGAAGAACTGCCTCAGCACACATAAAATCATATTTTGTTGGATCTTTGTTGTCAAGAAGTTTGCATTTAGACAAATATGAAACAAGGTCATCCCCACCGACACCAGGAGACAAGAACATAGAAGCTTTAAACTGACTGGTTAAAGAAAGCTCACTAAGATAATTCTTCCTTACATCCTCCATTTTTACATAGAGAGGACTTATATGATAAGCATTTCCTGCCATCTAAATAAGCTTATAAATTCCTATACTATGTATGCCAGAAGAAAGTAAATATCATCAAGGGAAATTCCGTCCACAAAATCCAAACAAATATAAAGGAGATCCAACTCAAATATTCTTTCGTTCTTCTTATGAATTAAAATTTATGAACTATTGCGATTTAACAGAAAGTGTGAATGAATGGAGAAGTGAAGAGTTTTGGATTCCATATCGTTCTCCGATTGATGATAAAGTTCATAGATATTTTCCCGATTTCTTTGTTAAATATAAAGATATAAACGGCAACACTCGTCGTTTAGTTGTCGAAATCAAACCAGCAAAAGATTTGAAAGAACCAAATCCAAATCCACCAAGAAAAACAAAGTCTTGGGTTTATTCAGTTAGAACTTGGGCTGTCAATCAAGCAAAATGGAAAGCAGCAAAAGAATATTGTGCGGATCATAATTATGAGTTTCGTATTCTTACAGAAAAAGAATTAGGCATCAAACTATGATCGCAGAAAAAATACTCAAAGAAGCAGGAAAGAAATATCGCAGCACAAGTTGGTGGGTTAATAGTTTAATGAATGAACTGATACAAGTTCAGGACCGAGAGCAAAGAGAAATTATTCCAGGTGATTTGGTATTCTTTGTTTATAGTGCTAAATACCCACAAAGATATGAATACTGGGACCAATATCCTTTGTCTTATATAATGGAAATGGACCGAAATAAAGGAATATTCTTAGGTTCCAATTTACATTATCTCAATCCTCAATATCGTGGTGGAGTGGCACAATCGTACATAAATAAATTTGGATTCGTAAATGCACCGAAAAAGACACTACACAATTATCTTTTTTCAAATGTAATGTCTGATATGTTTATTGTTCCTGAAAAAGATTGGAGAGAAGTTTCTTTGCTCCCTACTGAAAAATTTGTTGATAAAAGAGGACAACCAGTATTCAAAACAAAAGTTTGGGACGCACCCTAGATGGCAACAAATCCAACTTTACCACAAGGATGGAAATCTGGACCAGCATATAGAAATGATCCAAGTAAGAAAGATTATATCTATAATGATGGAACTTATCGAATTGTTATAACAACAAAAAATAATGTAATCGTCAATACGACTGCATACGATTCAAACAATAATCCAGTTTACTCACAGCAAGGAACTGGACCCATTACGCAAACTAGCCAACAAGTCACTAATTTAGTTCAATCGCAAAGTCAATCTTTACAAACTGCCCTAAATGCTGGTGCAGTAAATCCACTACCTGGTTCACCAACTATTACAGTGGGGCCTCAATCTTCACAATTTGGAATTCCGACAGGAGAAGAATTTGCAAAAATATTAACAGGAATAACCACCGATTTTGGTGCTGGAGATAAAGAACCAAAAAATTATCAATATCCATTTGATGCAATTTACGACAAGCAATCTGCAACTCAAGATTATCTACAAATCTCAAAATATAGTTACAATCCCCCTTATGCTGGTTCCTTATTTTCAAAATCCTCAAATCCACTTTTAAGTGGATTAATAAGAGACAAACCAACAAAAGAATTCTTAGGGCAAGTTTTACTTCCTATCCCAAACAATATTGCGGACTCAAATAATGTTGCTTGGGCTGATGATAATATGAATAATCTTTCTGCAGCAGCATTAAATTTAGGTCTAAACAATGCGGGCAGTTTAGGAATTGGTGCGGCGCTGGGAGCACTGTTGAGTGCATTTACTTCTGGAAATCCTTTATCTGGAGCACAAAAAGGAGCAGGAGCAGCACTCTATTATAAATTAATTCAAGAAGCACTAAGTTCAGGAAACAATAATGCAAAAACAATTGGAACTGCCGCTGGAGCATCAAGAGTTCTTTCAATGGCAGGATTTCAAATATCCCCCGAATCAATTTTAGCACGAGGAGCAGGAGTTATTCCAAATAGCAATCTTGAACTTTTATTTAATGCGCCAACAATTAGGGAATTTACATTTCAATATCGTTTAAGTCCAAGAAGTCAAGATGAAGCATCTGAAGTCAAACATATTATTAAATTTTTTAAAAGAGGAATGTCTCCTAAAAAACAAAATTCATCTTCTGGTTCTGGTGGTGCTTCTTATTTTCTTGGAACACCAAATGTTTTTAATTTAACATACAGGACATCAGGAAGGAAAGAGATTCAAGGTGTAAATAAAATAAAAACTTGTGCTATGACTGGATTTTCTGTCAATTATGCTGCCGATGGAAGTTGGGCTGCATATGATGAAGGACAACCAGTTTCTTATATTTTAAATATGTCATTTAAAGAACTTGAACCAGTTTATGATATTGATTATGATTTAAAGGATTCTACGGTAGGATACTAAAATGGCATACTTCAGAGAACTTCCAGATCTTCAATACTTATCGCAACTTCCTGATGCTGCTTCCAATCAGCAATACATCACCGTCAAAAATCTTTTTAGAAGAGCAAAAATCAGGACTGATATTATCAACATCATCACTGCATTTGATTACTATCAAATTCCTGACAATATGCGTCCCGATGCAGTCGCACAAAAACTTTATAATGACCCAGAACTTGATTGGGTAATTTTAATTACCAATAACATTACAAATATCAAAGATCAATGGCCATTAAGTAATAATGACTTATATAATTTTATGTTGAGTAAGTATGGATCTGATGCTGTACTCTCACAAGTTCACCACTATGAAACCACAGAACTCAGAGATGAATACAATCGTGTTTTAGTTCCTTCTGGATTAGTTGTTGATTCAAATTATACATTTACTTATCAGACATTTGGAAACTTAATGATTACAACGTCCCCAATCAAAGCAGTAACCAACTACGAATATGAGGTTGATATTAACGAACAAAAAAGACAGATAAGAGTGTTGAAACCTTCTTATCTGTCTGTAATTGTTACTGATTTGAGAAATATTATGAAGTATGATACTTCAACATATTATATTAACCAAACGACAAAAGGAACTTATAATCCAAATCTGAGTGGGGTATAATCAGAACTCAGCAAGTTTCTGAAAATAACTCAGAGCATCATCTTCATCTTCATCTTCGTCAGGACGTGAGGAAGATGAAAGATCACTGAGTTGTTGACGAAGATCATCAGGAACAGGAGCAGCAGAAGTTTCTCCACGACGTTCACGTTCCCATTCTTCCTCTTCAGCAACAGTTTCAGGATCCTGAAAACGAGGAGTACCTTTGGTTCCAAGAACATATCCAAGACGAGTTTTCAGTTCTTCATAAGATTTGAAGTTCTTTGGATCCATAAACTCATTCAAATCATAAAGATTTTTATAGAGTTTTTCCAACTTATCATCGTCATCAAACAGAGCAGATTGAGATGCAAACTCTGAAGAATCATAGTTTTGGTATCCAGCAACCTTACGAATCTTCAGTTTGAAGTTAGCACCAGACCAGAAGTCAAAGGGATTGATTGCTTCTTCATCAGCAAACTCTGGTTTCATCGCAGCACTAATCTTATCAAAGATTTTCTTGCCGTACTTGTAAAGAAAAACTTTGCCTTCATTTTCGGGGTTACCTGGATCACTCACAACATAAATGTTAGAGTAGTAAGAAAGTTTGCGTTTTTGCTTACGAGCAATTTCCTTATTTGCTTCAACACCTGAGTTCCAGAGTTGAGAGTTATGTTCGCACACAGGACACTTTTGGTCTTTTGTGGTAAGGCATTGGTCGATCAACCAACCACCAGGACCTTGGAATGCATGAGAATAAACTTTTACAAAAGGAAGGTCGCAACCTTCTGCTTCAGGGAGGAAACGGATAATAGCATATCCATTACCACTTTTATCTACAGTTGGTTTCCAGACACGATCATCAGCACCACCTGAAGTCTTATCATTCAGTTTTTCGATCTGTTTGATAAGTTTGTCGGTCAGAGAACCACTGCGGGATTGTTTTTTAAGATTTGCGAAAGACATGGATAATTAGGATTGATTGGATGTTTAGGGTACGGATTAAGTGTAGCACGGGATGCTTTAATCGTCAATGCTCTTTTCCAGTTTCTGAATCGTCTCATTAAGTTTCTCAAAGAACTTGTCCACAGAATTAATCTCACCATAACCAAGAAGTTTTGCGGATTCCAAAATACTTTCCATCATATCCACAGCATCTTCATCATCCGATAAAGAAATGCGAAAAATAAAAAGTTTCTGTTTCTCTAAAAAGTCACGCAACAATCTTAAATGATTCTTTTTCTTTTCTTTACTAAAAGAAGAAAGAAGAAACATCTCAGATATAATTTTTGCTTGTAGTTCGTCGAGTTCTTCAATCGTTTGTTTAACGATGTCGGAATCAAAAAAATTACTCATAATACTTGGCTTTTTAAAATTGTTCTACACTTATTCACATCAATATTTATGAAAGGCTTGTATTTTCTTATACGTTTAGAACAAAACTCCCAAACTGGGTCTTGAAGTTTTTTATCAAAGTTCTTCACGTATTCTAAAATCAGTTCAAGAATAACCATTGTTTCCAAAGAAATATCTTTGGATAAATGCAACTTCAAGACATCAGGATGTCCTGTTGTGTTAGTTTCAAACAACATTGAAAAATTTTTCTTTGTAAAAAATTTTTCAATTTCTTCTTTAAACAAATAGGTCAGAGATTGAGATTTTTTCAACCAATTTTGATATCGTTCTTCACCTTCTTGTATAATGTTTCCGATCCAAAGTCCTTGCGGATCATCACATTCTACAAAGTTCGCAAGAAAATATGCTTTCACCTCTTCATCAGTTTTCTTGCGACTTGTACGTTCAAAGAAATAACGATCTTTTCTTTTATTAAACGAAGTTATAGATGCTCGTGTTTTTCCGTTAAACTTAAAGTAATCGTAGTTTTCTTTTGTAAAATGATTTTTTAAACTCAAATAACAAGTATAGACTTCAAAAGGTGTCATCAAATAGGAAGTTTTGCTTTCGATGTTTTTTTCAAAAAGTTCAAATGCGTAGCATCGCACTTAATTTTTTCTTTTAGTGGTTTGGAAATTAATTTGGGAACTGTATCCACTTCAATCTTATTTTCTTCACAGTAAGAAATAATTGCGTCAATGTAATTAAATCCATTTGTCTTGACTATTCTTTCTATGTCTTGTGCAAACTTTGTCTG